TGTTTCACCATCAGCGTAATCGTGACCTGCATCTAATAACTTCTGCAAACCTTCACGTAGCTTTGCAGAGGTTACTTGGTTATCTGTTCCAAGAGTTACATCATTACCAGTTGCAGACTGAAGTATGTCTACTGCCAAGTAGTTTTCAACCTTCTTAGCTAATGCATAACCCATAGACTGAGCATATGCACCAAAAAGGTTTGCACTTTCCTGAACGCGAACAATATCTTCGATTCTCTTCGCTTCATAATGATGTTGATCAACAGTAATGGTGACTTCACCATCAGTGTTGTTTGTGTAAGTTACCGCACTTCCTGCGGATTTTGCGGCGGCAGTCTCCTCTGTTACCTTTGGTATATGGAGTACATCTCCAGAAGGTAATTCGGATGAAAAGTCCATCACCTGGTTACGCAACTCAAACTTACGCTCTGCGTAGTCTAAAATTGCGTCACGCCATAATTCAGGGATGAACTTAGCCGCGGTGGTAGTTGTTACGTTACCATCAGCCATGATTATATCCTTTTACTGTTATTTGCGTTTATAGGAATCTAATATGTTGCTCCAATTCATACGCCTGTCCTCGTCTTTAATCTTCCTTAATTCAACATTGCTATCATTAACTGGCTTAGATGGAGCATTAGAAACACTAACGCGTTGTGTTTTTAGTTTTTTTACTACAGCACGCAATGCTTCCAGAGGTAACTCTCCGAATGTGGCATGCTCTTCTTCTGGTATCTCCATTAACAATTCAGCACGAAGCATTGCTTCTTGCTTCTTTGCAGCTTCAACAATGGGTTCAAGTTGCGCTAACTTTGCTGC